ACATAGCTTCTTCTGTAACCGAAAAGCCCATAGCAATGGTCTCATGGTTATAGCGAGCTGTGAAAGACTCTTGAGCCGTGTCAAATGAGACCTGTGAACCTTCTTGCTTAACTGGTGCAGCACCAAAGCCTGAAAGTTTGACCTCCTCCTCAAAGCTACGCTCTGAAGTTTCGGTTTCATAGATCTCCGAATGTTCGTTTTCGTACTTGCCGTACTCAAGGCCGAACAATGCGTTTAGACCGGGCAGAAGCTCCTTAAGGAGCTGGGCGCGAGAAATAGCCATAATATTACAACTCCTTTCTTAAGCTGCTGATGGAGCGTTGCCAGAAACGACACCGATTCCGAGTTGATGACCAGTATTAAACTTGCATACCATAATTGGGAATGCTGTTCCCTTTTCATCACCGTCAAAACCACCTAAGAAATCCACGACACGAATCGGGAGAGCGGCAGTTGTTGCGGCTGTGCTGATGTCCAAAGAAACCCGTGAAATACCTAAAGTGGTATTTGCGGTTCCTTGCACAAGAGCGCAGTTAGCTGCGATATCGTCATCATTGACGGTTGAGTCAGCTTGGATTGTAAAAAGGATATTCGGATCATCAGCAACATAAACCATACCATTTGTATGGGCAGCGCCAGACCAAACTTGGCTGAATTGGGTCTGACCAGTGCTGATATCTGTGTAGCGACAGCCCATAAAGATACCAATAGGCGTGGCAGAAGTTGTGCCAGTATCTTTCTGGATTGTGGTGGTTGTGCCAGCATCAGTTAGCTTGACGACATCACCAAAAACAATCGCTGTGGATTCTGTACTCAGAATAGGATACTGACGGAAGGAACCGTTATAGTTACCTCCGAGGTTTCCTACTGGGCGCAGTCCAAAGGGAGCGGCAGTAGCGGACATGATTGTCCCTCCTTATTATCTACGGCAAGCTCCCGCTCAGGTCACTTGCCAAAGGTTGTTTTTGTGCTTCGTTCTGGGGGCAGAACGGGCATACGAGAATCAGAATTTCGCATAAAGTTATTGTCCACAGATTCGATTTGATTCTTGTTCATTTCCCTGTGGGCTTGACTGCGAGATTCTACATATTCGGCTGAATTTTCGCATAAGAGCAATCCTCCAACCTCAACATTACCTTGAAATCGAGAGTCGATATCAGGCAACACTTGTAACTCAGGATGATCTTCAGCTTTGACTGGTATCCAGCCTTCACGAAACTTAGAAGAAACATTAGTATTATCGCTATTACCCAGAGTTGAGGTGCGTATCCAACGATATTTTATTCCATCGCGGGATTCGGGGGTTGGTAGCGTACCAGCACGTTTCCAAGTTTTAGGACGCTCCGCAGTAGCGCGAGTGTCATTAGTGCGTGGGCTTCTATCAGACATTTGAAGACTCCTTCAAGAGTTGCGCCGCATATTGTTCTGCCGTAAGGCCAAGTCTTTTGGCGAGCGAGACTTGTGTTGAGGTTAGTTGCACTCTGCGTGGTTTTTTTGCACTCCTGCTCTGGGGGGCAACCACGGAACCAGTTTGACGAACAGGTGCTTCCTCAATTTGCTCATCAAACTTGTCTGGGAATGTTTTACGCATTGCTTCATCAATGCGCTCATAATACTGATCGCTTTTTGTGTTGACACCTTCTTTAACAAGTTTTTCATGTACACCAAAAGCATAACCTGTCATTTCGCTGTCTTCACCAAACCAAGCGTTTTTAACACCCCAATCTTTTGCCTTTGCATCAGGCTCTACCACCTTGGGCTTACTGATTATAGGCTCTGGAGCAGGTGCCTCTCGCTTCTTAGGTTTGTAAGACTCCACTCTAAACTTTTCATTTTGGAGCTTGCTAAGTTTTTCTTGAGCGTTAATTAACGCATCAGGATCTCCAGTTTCATAAGCGGCCTTGTATTCGTTCTTTGCTTTATCAAGCTCTGCGTCTACTCGGCCCTTAGCCTGCTCCACCAAAACACCCTCGCCATCTTCCAATGCTTTGCGAAGTTTTTGGTTCTCTTCATATACCTGTTTAGCGTAGCTAACAGCCTCATCTTGCATTTTAGAGGCTTCTTCTTTTCTTCTACGCTCTTCATGGTATTCAAATTTTAACTGCTTAATGCGCTTCTGCACATTATCGCTATATTGTTCGATCTCAGTATCATCAGGTACTTTTGGTTCAGCACCCTCTGCACGGCGAGGCCTCTCCTCTTCAGGAGTGTCCTCAATGATCTCTAACTCAAAACCGCTATCTTCCACTTCTTGAAAGTTATCGGTAACTTTTTCCTGCTCTTCAGCCTGAGCAACGGCTTGTGGCTCGCTCATACTCTTGAATATCCTCTTGGGTCATCGACAACAGCCTCTACTGTATCATCATTGATAAGACGGAACTCTTGCTTTTCAATCTTAAACCGTGTGCCGGAATAGGATCGAAAGATGACAAAGTCACCCTCTTTACAATACGGGCCGTTAGGAAACTTATCTGCGTCCTTGTATGCGTCAGGCCCAGCTTTAACAACAAACCCTATCACTGATGCGGTTTGCTCCGCGTTCTTCAGTGCGTCCGGCATATAGATGCCTGAGTCTGTTTTTTCTTTGACTTCAAGTGGTTTAATCAAAAGTTTATACCCAGCGGGTACGGGTATTTTATTTGCAACTGTTTCGTTGACTTCTTTGCTTGCAGAATACATCTGATCTCCTTGCAGTGATTAAGGCTCACAGCGCCGTGCAGGGACAGCCCCCTGAATAGTATTGTTTACAATATACAATACACTTGCCTGAAACGGAAGTCCTAGTCGTTGATGAATTTTTCTTCCAAGTCGATAATGTCTCTTTCAACAGCAGCGAGAGCCTCAACTTTACCCACAGCTTCCCTGTATTCCTCAAAGGATTTGCACCCACCGCAGGCCATATGGTCAGCGAGAGCATTTAGATACTCTCTAATCTTGGCTTTGATTGGTGAATATACTGTATCATTGTTCGCCATTTCTGTTACTTAGCTCCCTAGCTATTTCCAATCCAATTTCAGTGCCTTCTCTTATATCTTCTTTTTGTGATTGTTCAAGCTCGCTTGCTATTTTTATTCCGAGTTTAGCACCTTCTCTTTGTTCTTCTGACGCAAGCCTATCCTTTTGCATGGTAATATTTTGAGACTTCGACTGCATATCAGCCTGCAACTTAGCGATATCCATTTCTTTTTTATGTGCAAACTCAGCCTCTTTAAGACCAAGCTCTCTTTGTTGAATTTGAGTAAGAGGGTCTTGCTGTTGTTTCATGTTTTCTTTTTGCTGCATTTCAGCCTGATCCTTGCGGAGCAACTTTTGTGCGGCCTCAGAAGATAGTCTACTAAGCTCAAGCTCAACATCGTCTGGAAGGGGCGCATTCTCATCAGGCATACTAACACCCAAGTTTTTCTCTATTTCTTTTCTGTACTGGAATGCAACATGCTCTGTTATGTGAGCAGCTAAAGCAGCCTGTATTGCGCCAGCAAACGGTGATTGACCAACAATCTCTTTTAGTTTTGGATCTTCAGCAGCAGCCAAATGTACAGAAATATGTGCCTCGTGATCCTGATACTTAAATGCCTTGACTGGCTCTTGTTTCAAAATAGACATATTCTCACTAACAGGATCTGCTGATTCAATATCATCTGGAAGTTTAATTATTTCTCCAGCATCCTTGATACCCAGAACCTCAAGCATCTGACGATGTAATTTACCAAGATCATAAAGATGTGGTGCCTGTTGAGCTAGTTGCATAGCAGCCTGATACTGAACAACTCTCTGAGACATTGTTGCGGCATTAGGATCAGAGACGGGTATTACATCAATACGGCCATCAAAATCTTGTTGCCTGCTGTGATCACCGTCAACTTCATAAGAATACTGTGGCGGCATGTAATCCCTTATTATTTTTGCAAGTAGTCTAAGCTCATTTTTTAAAGAATGATGTATTCTGGCCTGAACGCCAGACATAACCTTCATGCTTCGCTCCATTAGCGCGAGCGTAGTTCCGACCGGAGCTTGCGGGTTGAGGTTACCAATTTGTACGTCAGCAACGGAGCCAATCCGTCTCCCCTCTTCCACGATGTTTCCGAGAAGTTGATATAATACCGATGATGGCTCCTTGTAAGGAAGGAATGCAATCGAGTCCCGAATTGCACCACCCGGTACATCAACATCGCGGAACTCACCCGGCATGAGAGGCGAATCGTCACCCTTAATACGAAGTCCGCGAGCTTTAAGACCAGCGGGGAGATTAGAAAGTGTACCCGCATCAATGAGTTGACGAAGAATACTTGTGGCACTTTTAGCAAGACCACCAATAAGATGAATAAGACCCGTTCCATAGAACCCAAGCCCCGGTAGGTATCTGTAGTGAACAAAGTGTTGTCTTTTACGTTTTTTAGAATCGTCCTCATACCAATTCCTCCTAATCGCCAAGATGGTCTCAGAGGACTTATCTATGGTTACGATGTAAGGTCTAGCTATGCCATCTTCATCCTCAAAAGGCTCAGGCATCAAAAGATCAACATGCATTTCAAGCAAGGTGTGCCTGTCATCCTCTTCAAGGACAGCCATCTCGCCTTCAATTTCATCATACTTTTCCTGTATGTCAGAAATATCTGGTTCAGGATCTGGAAGATCTACGTCTAAATAAAATTCATTAACCTGAAGCTCTACTATTTCATTCGGGGTTTTCTTCATTACATGAGTGTAACGAGGGCATGTCATCAGATCCGAAGCTCCGTAAGAAACAACAAAATCCTCAGCAGGAACAAACATGGCGCATGGTCTCTCCATGATTGGATCATAATAAACTTTTTTGAAAGATGATCCTGCAAGAGGAAGCCTGAACAACATTTGTTCTGTTTCATCACGATACTCTGTCATCTCCTCCGTAAGGAGATAATTCATTTCATGCTCGACTCTTTCGCCCTGCTGTACCTTTTCATAGTCCTTTTTACCAACAAGTTTAACTCTTACTGGCCCGGACGCAGGGAATATCTCACCCATAGCCTGAGCCTGAAATCTTACTGTTGCCTCTGTCAGAATAGGGTGAAACACGCCTGAAGCTCCCTGCCAAGGCTGCGTTCTTTCCTCAATCTTCATACCAAGAAGATCAAGACCTTTTACATACGACCTAGCCCAGTCCTTTCTTGACTGACGATCAGAGATAAAGTCCTCTACCAATTCAGAGGCTAAAGCCTGCAAATCAGCCTCTTCAATAAACTCTGCTAAGTTCGCATCATGGTCTGGCCCCATGACCTCCTCTGCAATGTCTCCTGTAAAATCAATAATCATGGCCCCGTCTTCATCACCGATGCTAACAGCGTCAGGATTAACAACCTCAACACTAATTTCATCCGTACCCTCAACATCAACGGATGATGGCACCATTGGTTTTTCAATAGCCATTTTATATTTCCTTTTTCTCGGTGTCGGGTTTTTTCATTATAACAGCATGACGGGCATGATGGGAGCCTCTCATGTTACTTACAACTTTCCACCCTAAACTCTTAAAACTTTTTATCTCTTTGTGCGGAATAAATCTATATGTTCCTGATTTATCCTCAGTAGTATGAAACTGGTCTTCTATACTTTGGTTCATCATCCCATTCATCCATAGTGCTTCTAATCCACCCGCCCTGACGAAACCTCAGCAACGCCTGAGTTGTAGAGTCAACCAAGTCATCATTGTCTCCAGCCGGAAAAGCAGCACATTCCTCTATTACCTCATCAGCCCACCTAGTTGGTGGACACCATATCACACCACTAGCAAAAAGATCACTAACAGCGTTTACACGGGCTATTTTGTCCTGTCCTCTTGACGGAGTAAACTCTGTCACAGGTATTCCCATAGCCCTAAGCTCAAAAATTAAAGGAGAACCGGAGGCTTTTGCCTCAACAATCATCTGATCTGGCTCAAACTCCCAATATTTGTCATACGCAGCGCGTTTTAACTCTGGAAACTCCAGTTTTTCCTTGTATGCATCCAATAATATCAGATTTGGCTGCAAATCACCACTTTCATTAGGGTGTTGAAACACTCCCCAAGTGGTACAGGCGCTATAATCGGCTCTTTGTGTCTTCAAAAAGGCCGTATCCCAGCTTTGAATAATGGCTTCACAGGATGGAGGGCTATCTTTTTCCCATTCCTGCCACCATTCACGCTTAATTAACGCACCTTCTTCAGAAGTTGGGTCTTGCTGGTACTGTGCAGACCATTTTGAGACTGGTAGTTCAGCTTTTAGAGCCTCTAATTGTTCTAAAGGCCAGAACTCAGGCCATAAGGGGTCACCAGAGGGCATAATTGCT